AGCGTCGAGTCCGCCAGGTGTAACTGAGGTGTCGGCTGCTTCGCTGTACTGGATTGCAAGGGTGAGACCCTTGGGGACAGTCGAAGAAAGAGATGCAGCGGCAAAATAAACGACAGCGCCAGCCGGAATGACGATTGGCGAGGTGGCGCAAACAATGGTTCCACCGCTGCTATAGGTGCCTGGGGTGCCCACGATACCGGTAACCGTAATTGTGGTTGCGGTAACTGCAGAAACCTGCTTGCCGGTGAAGTTGTAAGGCGCTTGTCCCGTGCCTCCTGATGTAGTAACCGAAGCAACGGTAACTACGTCGCCGACCTTGAAAATGTGACCAGTAGCAACGGTGTAAACAGCCGTGTTGCCAGCACCATTAACAGCACCAGTGATGGTCGCGTTCTTCTTAAGTACTGCTGCGGTGGTCGGCACAACTGCGCCATCGGCCACTGTCAACGTTGCATCAAGAATGCTGTGGGTTGCCACTTTGAGAGTGTATGTTGATGCACTTCCGGTACCAGCAGTGTGATTAACCAATGTCACCTTGTCTAACTCCATGGTGAAAGGTGCTTCAAAGGCAAACTTCGTTGTGGCGGTAGCCTGGGTTGCAGTCTCGGTAAAAACCATTACTTTGCTCATAATTTTTTTCTCCTACTTTTAAGGGCCCTCTCTGGGCTAATAAAACTTTACTACATAATGGCAGACCATTTGTAGAAGTATTGCATTAATCCTTATAGAAGTATTGCATTAATCCCAAGAATGTTTTGCAAGTCCAAGTTCAAACGCCAATGCTGGATAATTGCCTATTCTGATATGGCACGAACGGCAGACGCACAGCAAATTTGATTCATCAATAATTGACCCGCCCTGAGACCGCCTAACAAGTTCATGCACATCGACGCTACCCATTCTCACATAGGTCGCCTTTTCGTCATGCTTGGCGAAAACAGGACATGCTTGGCAGTATGGGAATTTTTCAAGCATTCGTACAACGACTTTTCTGCGCTCTACATATTCTGCTTCTTTTTTCTTGCTTCTAAAACGCATAACTGCCTTTCTATAGGGACGATACGTCGATATTATCAAATTCCCACTTGTTTTGAAGCGATGCCCAGAGTGCCTCGTCTATCGAAGTTGGCTCCATATCATTTTCCGTCAACAGTTGACGGTGCGCGAAAATTGCTCGCTTAAGGAATTCGACCTGCTCCCAACCGCCGGACTGCATAGTCGAGCCTGTCTCAATCATCTTCGTCACTTCGTCAAGTTTCTTATTAACATGAAACCTGAAACGTTCAATTTTTGTTCGCTTGGCCTTGTATGACTGTTCTGCCTGTTGGAGTAAATTTCTTTTACTTCCATAGCGCGATTCAATTTCCGAAAACCGTTGGAAATCCGCAGTTTCATCTTCATGCAAATCGTCAAGTTGCTCGTCCAGATTGTCAATGAGCGCAAGAAGGCATCTTTGCCATTTTGACCAATTTTCCTTTTCCATCAAAATGTTCTTTTGCGAAGAAGATAATTTATTTTTAACATCTTCTCCGACCATGTAGGCAAACATATCATCGCTAATCATTTTATTCATTTCTTCCATCCTGGACATATTGTCTTGTAGGCACACCAATCACATAGGCGTGTTTTGTTGTATTTAAATTCTCCACTCCGGCATGCCTCTTCTACCATTTCATGGCTTTCGGATACATACTGAATGATTGCCTCATTGCTCTCTTCGGTTAATTGATAGGTAAAATTGACCCCATCCTTGAGATACAGCAACTGTAGTTCGGTGATATTTGGAACTTCTTTTGACAATAGTGCAGCATAAATTCTTAATTGAATAAATTTGTCGTCAACATAGTTTTTACTCGGTTTTTTGCCGGTTTTGTAGTCGGAAATCCTAACTTTTCCGTTTTCTATGCCCTCGTAGCGGTCAATGAACCCCTTGACAGTCGCTTTTCCGAGCGGTCCATTCAGTTCACTTTCTATCCCTTGAGGAAATACTTCCTGTGGATTTTCAACTTTCCACAAATTCTCAAGACACCACCATGCATTCCAACGAAACTTGAGCATTTCGTCAGCACGCACATAACCACGAATTCTGTTTTCCCAATCTGAACGATGCCATACTGTCGAAGCCAGCGACTTAACGGATGCGATTGTGCGCTCCTCGTTAGGCAGGACGTAGAAGTCCTCCAATATCTCATGAACAAAATTTCCAAGCAAGGTGGCAGACGATGGTTGGTCAGGGATGCCGTCAATTTTATTGAATTTGAACTTCAATGGACATTGCCTGAATGTACTCATTGAAGATGGCGACAGGTATGGGGGCATTGCGTGAACAAAGCCAGGGGGAATAACTTTTTCGTCACTCACCGTTATCGTGGATAATTTCCGAACCAGGGAAAAGAATTTTAGTGGACTGCTCAATAAGAGCCATTGCCCCATGAATAGTCACCGTCTCTCGTGTTGGCTTTGGTTGGCCATTGGAGAATTCTTTCCAAAATCGGGAAAGTTCTTCTTTTTGAGTTGAGTCAAACTGCTTGCTTAATTCAATAAATTGTGACCAAAGAGACGCAACCTTGGGGTCCACCTCAATAACTGGATTATTCATAGCATGGTCACGCTCTACTTCAAGGCTAAGTGCCTCATCGGAACGAGCAAGATATAGGCCAATTCCAATTTGCTGGGCGGCCTTTTTGAGGGCATCAGATACGGCGCCCTTGAATTCATCGCCAAGGTCAACAATATCGCCAGCCTTGGTTCGTTTAATTTTCTGACCACCGAAACCATCTTTCTGAATACGCCTGAAAGAGTCGTCACCAATCGTCAGACGGACATGGGCGACGATAAAGTCTGGGTCAAGAGCATCTCTGTCACACTTCATGATTTCAGATGACCATCCATGAATGCCAAAAATTCTATTCAAGCGAGCAATTACCTCACTAACAGGAATATAAACCAGCGTTGTCCCACCCTTGCGGAGTTCGCGCTCCATCTCTGGTGGGAATGGCTCATTAAGTTCAGCCAGGATGCGCTCTTCTTCCACCTTGCGTCGCTTTGTCATTTCTTCGTCTCGAATGTCCAATTTCTTCCAATATTCTTCGGAAGGAATGTTTTCGTAACTATCTTCATGGCTCATAATTATTTTCCCTTTATTGTGTAGTTGGTATTACGTTTGTTAATTTTGCCTGCTCACTCAATATGAGTAGACGCCCTACAACTTTTCTTTACTAATAACAACGCTGACTTTACCTTCGGATTTCTGGCAATAATCGTCAGCGCTGATGCCAATTTTGTTCAATTCGCCTACTCGCCAATAGGAGGGAGCGGCATAATCAAGCATCTTCTGCATCATTTCCAATGGGGAGGCTAACACCTCTCCTGTATCCATGTCAATAGACGATTGGTAAACTCGATTGGAAACTTCGGCGGCAAGACCCTTGTGGTCCCACGATTTTCGGTCGCTACCAATTCTTCTTTCAGCGACAAAGCCATCAGGGAGAGATACGAAAGATTCGTTCATGCGTTCAGCAATAAGTGTTTCGGCATGCTCGTTGAGCAGTGCAATATCTTTTTTAAGAGCACTAATTGCTGAATAAATCAAACATGATTCCGCTATGTCTGCGCCCTCAGAGGTGATTACATCAACAATATCGCCACTTGCTTTTCCAAGAAGAAGGCGAATTTCTTCAATTAACTCTATCGGAGTAGCCATAATATCTTTCTGCTTGTAGACGTCCTAAACGATGATACCTATACGTTTGCGTTGTGGCAACCCCAAGCCTGTCAAATGCGTAAAAGCCCCAACCGCAGAGTCGACCTGGTCATCGTGGTCGCAGGCTTCAGGGAAGGACGAGAGTTCGTCTAGCCAGTCCGTGAGCCACGGCGCCCGCACGCATCTCACATTGCCATTCGCTACCGCTGCTGCAAAGGGCATTGCTCGCGTTGTTTTGTCTCCAGTAGAGCGTATGCCCATGAAATCATAACCACTCAGCACATATCGAGCATATTGGTCCACTAGGGCTTTCCCGGAAGAACCAGGCTCTTGCTCCATGCGTATTGACACAGTATGTCCATCTTCGTATGCCGTCTGGGCAATTAATTGTTCTACCTTTTCGCCTCGCACTCTTGCTTTTTTCACGTCGAGAATATAGGAAATACCCTGGTCGAATAGCACCAAAGTACCAACCGTCCAGTCCGGATTAGGATTACTGTGTGACGGCTCTGTGGCCGCAAGGTCCCAGAATCGCACTGCTCTAGCCGATGGTGTAATTTTGGGTAACTCATCATTATCGATGATAATTATATTCTCTCGGTCAAACATTGAGCCAAGTGTCGTCGCCCACCAGTCACCGTCTTCTAGGCGCTTTCTTTCTACGGGGTCCAATGCCTGAAGTGCTGCACGGTATGAATCAGCGTCGATTCCAGGGTTGTCGGTCAATTTTGAAGGAACGAAAATTCTACCTTTATCGTGACCTTCAACAATAAATCGTTGGCGAACCCAATTTGGCGCAGGGTTGCATGCTGAACGCATTCTCAATGGAACCTGCGACAAAGGACCAGATACGGGTCGACGCAGACGAGAGAACATGTATCGATAATCATTTTCTCGTATTTCGGTTACTTCGTCCATCCCAATAAATTGAAATTCAGCACCCTTGTAGCGAAGGTAGTCCTGCTGGTTATTTAGGTATCCAAAAGAAATTCTGGCACCCGAAGGGAATACCGCAGTGTAATTATTTGCATTCCAGCGAACGTCATCATAGGGGGCCACCCAGTTAATAAACCGGTCCATGATGGCTCCGGGGAGGGCGAGGTCGGCATAAGTACGGCGGAAGATAATTGCTGAATAATTGGGAATATCTACATATTGAAGGGCTGACATCAGAAGGGCACTGCTCTTGCCTCCACCGGCAGCGCCGCCAAATAGTGCTTCCAGTGAGTAGGTCCGCAAGAAAACCTTTTGGGTCATTGATGCTTCTTCTGGGCAGAAAGGCGGCAATTTCGGCTGCAAAAAAGCGAGTACACTATTCCAATCTGTCATGTTCTACCTCTGAGGCTAATTTTTGTATTAGATTGCCGTTACAAGAAACCGACAACAATGGATGAGAAACACATTAACACATGAAAAATATTCTACGCCGCCTGCTCGGCCCATGGGACCCAGCATCACTACCAGGTCGTTTATTCATGCGTTCCACAGCCGCCAATATAATGATGGTATTGTTTATATTATTGACTAGCGTTGGAACAGTATTAATCTCGCCTCCCGTGGGCCTCATTGTAGCGGGTGTAACTTGTGGAATCTACGGCTATTTGTTGGGCTCTGAATAATTATGGCATGGAATAAGACAGAAACAAAATCGCTCATTGCTGGTCCGACCAGGTCTATTCTTGGACCTGGTGCTCCGATTGCGCAAAACCCATCCTTTGAAGGCAAGGGGTATCGTGACCCATGGGACATTGAACGTGCCTACAAAGAGGGAATGCAGAAAGTCACCTGGGTTTCCCGTTGCATCGACGCAATCGCCGGAAATCAAGCACGTCTTCCAATAATTCTTCGCAAGAACAATTCGCCTGATGGCCAAATTGTTAGCAAGGGCAGGAGCGGGAAGTCGACAATATTGGACCTCTTGAATACTAAGTCTAATATTGGTGAAAATTCATATATTTTTAGATACAGGATGTCATCTCAGATTTTGCTGGGAACTCGTGGTGCCTTTATTGAGAAAGTACGCGGTCGAGATGGTGGGATTATTGGGCTAAACCTACTCCCACCGCAGTATACGAGCCCTATTCCTGACCCTAAAACTTTTGTTTCCGGATATGAAGTCCTTATGCCGAATGGCGACAAGGTAATCATGAAACCTCAGGACGTGTGCTGGATTCGGCGACCACACCCAATTGACCCATACCTTTCCTTGACCCCAATGGAATCTGCTGGCGTTGCCATCGAAATCGAGAATTTGGCGAAACTCTACAACCGAAACTTTCTCCTCAATGACGGCAGACCTGGTGGGCTTCTTGTTCTTCGTGGAGAGATTGACGATGACGACAAGGAAGAATTGAGAAGTCGGTTCAGAGGAAACATTGGTCGTGTTGGTTCAACTACCGTGGTTAGTGCGGATGACGGCGTGGACTTCGTGGATACCTCATCAAGCCCGAGGGATGCCGCCTATATCCAGATGCGTCAAATTACCAAGGAGGAAATCCTTGCCTCGTTCGGAGTCCCTGAATCAGTTATTGGTAATGCCTCTGGCAGGACTTTCAGTAATGCAAGTGAAGAAATCCGTGTTTTCTGGAATGAAACCATGGGCCCCCACCTGGAGATTCTCGCCAGAGCACTTGACGAACTAGATGACGACCATTATGTCGATTTTGATACGTCATCCGTCCCTGTTTTGATTATGGCAAAACAGGAAGTCGAGCGATACAGCCTAGAAGAATTTAGAAGCGGAATGATAAGCCTGAATGAATACAGGACAGTGACCGGCAGAGAAAAGATTGAGTCAGAACTAGCCGACAGCCTTCTAATGAACCCCAACTTGACCCCAGTTGGAAATACAGAAAAGCCCATGGCCCCACCGCAGCAAGGGATGCCCATGCCTGGGGCGCCCGGAATGCCAGGAATGCCACCCGGAATGCCCGGAATGCCGCCTGATGCGGCTGGAATGCCTCCTGGCGCACCAGATGCAAACACTATGTCTGGCGCTCTTGCCATGGAGCAGGGTGGAGTCGCTCCTGGAATGCCCCCAGAAATGGCTGGCGCTCCTGCTCCTGCTGGTCCAGGGGCATTTGGTCAAATGTCTATAAACCCTGCGGAGATGCAGTTCAAAGAAGACATCAGCGAAGTTTCACTCAATCGTTGGACGGAGATATTAGATAGAAGTCTCGAACGAGTAATGGAACGTAGTCAGCGTGTTGTTTTAGAAAAATTGGGCGGTCAGAAATCAAGAAAATCTTTAGCCCAAGGCGCCCTTGATGTAGGTTCAATTCTTCAGACCGATATTTGGACCAGACAGATGGATGAGGATATCCGACCAGTCCTGTCTGCCATTATAAAAGACTCAAAAATTAATCATGCGGAAAAGTGGGCGATGTATACGCCCCCCACAAACGAAGAGACTGCCGTAAATATAGATGCTCAAATGGGAAGAATAAAATCACTTTACGATTCCTGTGTAGCAATACTGTCGGAATCAATATTTAACTCTTACGGAATCAGCAACGACGATGAACGGTATACCGCTTTACGGACATCTATTAATACTGTTTTCACTGACATGCTGGCCAACCAGCGTCCACGCATTGCATCCTCGGAAGCAAAGCGCGCATGGGAATTCTGCCGCCCATAAATAGTATACTGAAACTCTATACGTTAATTTCAGTAAACTAGACATATTTCTAACATAGTTATCATTAGTTGCAGAATACCTACACCTAATGAAACTATCATTGTCAATAGACGTTAGGAGAGATATGTCGCAAAATACCACGTCAGATATCAATTTCAAGGCACTTAATGGGCAATTCAATATTGATGAGGCCCAGGGAATCGTCGAATGTTTTGTTGCCGCGATTGGCAACAAGGACAGCGTAGGTGATGTCATTGTGTCGGGCGCGTTTAATGAAAGTCTCAAGCGTCGTAAGCCTCGCGTAGTTTGGGGACACAGTTGGAATGACCCTATTGGTAAAGTCATTGAGATTTACGAAGTGCCCGCAAACGACCCTCGCTTGCCAGCAAAAATGAAACAAGCCAACGTCGGTGGCGTTTACGCTCGCGTTCAATTTAATCTTGCAACCGAAAAGGGAAGAGAAGCATTCTCTAGCGTTGCATTCTTTGGCCCAGAGCAAGAATGGTCCATCGGCTACAAGACCCTCAATGCGACCTTTGACCCAAATGTGCAAGCAAATATCCTGAGAGAGGTTGAACTTTACGAAGTGAGCCCTGTTCTTCATGGCGCCAACCAATTAACCGGAACTATCTCCGTGAAGAGCGAAGAGGGCGACAAGTGCGGTAGCCCAATGGGTATGCCACACGCACCTCACATGTATGGTGGCGCACCTACGCCAACCGCAGTACCACGAATTGTTTCCGTTGACGCCAACAGACTTTCCCCGATACGAGTCATTAGCGGAATTGCCCAACAGGCGCAATCCTCCCACAATGACAATTCGCGCGAAGATATTTTTGGTGAAGGAGAGGCAAGAACGCTTTCGGATGAAGCGCGAAATATGCTCGCCATGGAATTGATGACGCGTTCACGTGCAAATCTTGATGTTATTTATGCAACAGAAAATTCTGTAGTATTTAATCGTGAAGTTGGACAAGGGAATCACATCACATATCGCCTCTCGTACCACAGAGAGCCAGATAGTGGCGAGTACATGTTTGGCAAGCCCGAGAAAATGGGCATGCATAGCGACGATAGTAGAATTTCCGCACCAACCGTAGTCCCATCACAAATGCCTTCGATGCCGATGATGATTAAGCCGCAGGTTGTTAATCCATACTCGATTAGTGGAATGCCTTCTGCTGTTCCACAAATGGGCAATTATGGAGTAGAGAAGTCGCTTGGCGCCAGTACGGATACGGCTGCGGATTTCGTCCTTTCAGAAATTCAAAATGGCTCTATTTCCTCGTCCTCTGGAAATGAAAAAATCGACGCTGTTATTGACATCCTCAAAGGAATGACCGGAAAGTCGGACAATCAGCAGGTATTCACCATTGCGTGCGAACCACATGAGGCTTTCTATATCAAGTCAGCAATTGACCCAGTTCTTGACTATCACCGCCTTGATGTAGAAATTGATGAGTATGGCATTCATGTCGTCAATGGACTATCGACTGAATCAATCAGCGCATTAACTAAGGCCGCAGAATCTATTGAAACCATCACCACTAAGGCTGGTGGTTCAAAAAAATACAAGCGCCCTTAGTTTTCGGCCTTGGGTTAGACCTCGAATCTAAGGGCCTAGGGCCAAAAATTGGAACACGACTGAGTGGCGGGCTTCGTGCCGCACCGCCAGGAATGTCTTTCGTCGACATAACGGGAACCGTAGACGCAGATACTGATGGCATTGTTTTTGAAGGAAAGCCTGGTCTCGAACGACCAATTATTCCCCGATTCATCGTTCCCAAGAATCTTGCTCGTCGGATTTCATCACTTACTGAGGGTGATGCTCTAGAAATAGAGAAGCAGCGCCGTAGCGGTAATGCAAATATTTCTTTTGATGAAACAAAACTTCGCTCAATCATTGAAAAAGTTGGTGGTGATGTTGAATCTCTGAAGCCTGCAGATGAGGGCAATGACACGGGAATGCGTAGTTCAAAGATTCCTGATGGCCCAGATTTTCAAGAACCACCAGACGACGAGACTCCCGAGCAATTTGATGGCTCATGGACTCCAGATGGTGAAGCGCAAGAACAATTTGATGGATTTTGGACGCCAGATGAAGAGCAATTGCGCGACCTAGACAAACGTTCTGGCCGTACCACTCCTCCTCCACCTCCAGTAAATATTGGACAAAAATATGTAATTTCACGCGATGACGACGGTGTCTATTTTGCAGAGAATATTTCAGCAGAAGATGTCTGGTCACTTCGTTCTGGCGCATCAACACCACCAAAGCGCCCATTCTTTGCTCCTCGCGGCGGCGGCAATCAGCCTGGCAATGGCGAAGGTTATTACTTCTCGACAAACGGCAAACGCTACTGGGGCAAGTATGGCGCAGCAGGAGCATTAGTACGTCGCAAGAATTCAGATGGAGAATACGAATATTTTCTGGCCAGGCGCGCCAAAGGCATGTCCGTTGGTGGCGGCAAGTGGTCATTCCCTGGAGGTGCGCACAAGGACAAGGATAATTCAAAACTCTCGGGTGCTACTGCAATCGAAGAATTTGGAGAAGAGGTTGGTGGAGATATTTCTTCACTCAAGCCGATTCACACCTATACGGACCAAGTTGCTCCCGACTGGAAATACGACACCTATGTGTTTGAGGTTGGACCGGATGAACTGGATGATTTGCGGTCAATGGACGGCGAAAGTACCGATACTGGCTGGTTTACGGCATCTGACATTATGCAAATGGCTGAAGAAGGCAAACTTCTGGAGTCATTTAAGCGTTCAGCAAAAGAAGTATTTGCCCTTTCTGGAGACGAAGTCAAAGGCAATAAAACTTCAAGAAAAATTAAAAAAGCATTTAAGAAAATCAGTGGCGAAAAAGTTACTTCTTGGCAAGAAAAGATAAAAAAATACGAACCGATTCAATCGGAAGATTATTTTGATATTAACGATGAAATACAGTCTGATTTTGGTATTTCTATTGGCCAAGTCATGCAAGACGAATATGATGAAGGCGCATCCATTAAGGAGATTGCAGAAAACTGGGGAATTTCAGCGCATGAAGTTGAAAAGTTGCTTAGTGAGAATAAAAAAGGTGGGATGTCGTCAACTTCTGTTGGTCAATTGATGCAGGACGAGTACGACGAAGGCGCATCAATAAAAGAAATTGCCGAAAATTGGACCATGACAACCCAAGAAGTTGAAGAATTCATGGGTCGCGCCAAACAGGGGGGGATGTCCTCTGCTCGAATTAACAGAGATTCACGGGGACGTGACGCGACACCGGCAAAAAAGAAAAAAATAGACTCCTTGATGGATTTTATTACGGATAAAGCGAGTCCTCTTGCGGTCATTGATGGATATGACAGGTTTGCCCAAAGACGAAAGGAAAAAAAGAATCCAAGTCTCACGGCTGAGCGTCTTGCACGGGAAGAAAAACTTAAGACGGGCATAGATAAGGCTGGTAAATCAGGCATACCTATTGCTACAAAAATGGCATTACCAGAGTACAAGACGCTTATGGAGAAAGTTTCCCTAAATGGAGAGACTGTTCTGGCAAGTACATCAGCGAGAACTGCCGAAGTTCAAAAACTTATCGACAATTTAGCATCAAAAGTTGATGGCGACTTGGATGGAATGGATTTCTCTAAAGGAAATTTCTCTGGTATTGACTTCAAAAATTACTCATTACGTAATGCAAGTTTCATGGGTTCTAATTTAGACAAAGCCAATTTTTCTGGATGCATCATTCAAGGTTCTACTTTTGAAGATGCTTCATTGATTGATGCAAATTTCAGCAACATAAGTCAAGCGTGGAACATTGATTTCTCGGGCGCGAATCTAACAAATGCAGATTTAACCAAACTCAATATGCACTCCGCCCTATTGAACGAAACAAACCTCGAAGGGGCAAAACTTGATGGAGTAAATCTAATCATGGCTGACATTAGGGATATGGATTTCTCTAATGCTCAAAGCATGAGAGGTGTCTTGCTAGAAGAAGTGCAAGGAGAGGGTGCAAACTTTAGTGGCCTCGATATGACTAACTCGTCCCTTGTATCCGCCAATTTTACAAACGTCAATTTTAGTAATGCAAATCTAACCAATTCAGATTTAAGAAACGCAAGGCTAGATAACGCTGATTTTAGTGGCGCAAATATAGATGGCGTTGAACTCAAGAAACCAGGTTTATCTCCGTCAAGTATGGATGGAACAATATTTGACGACGCTGCAAGTATCGCCAAAGATAAAGATTCCACAGGAATAGCATCGCCTGCTCGACGTGAGGCGGATGGCAAAAAACCGAGCAAGGGAATGCGGTCCGAAACAAAGGTGCCAGGCAATAAAGAAAATTCAGGACTATCAGATGATGAATTGACATCAAAACTTGATGAAAACGTAAATGCACTCAATGAACTGGAAACTCTTCTTGACGATGGGGAAATTGACCTTGCCGAGTACAGGAAGCGCCAAGTCCCATTACGTAAAGAAGCAGCAGAATTAGGGGCAGAGAAAAAGCGACGTTCTGGAAAGACGCCACAAATAGCCGAAGCGGGCGCTACAAGGCGAGAAAAAGTTATGGAACGTGGCGATGGAATGATTAAGCGCGATGAGCGAGGTAATCCATCTGAATGGAACGGTCAAAAATTCCTAGACGGAGAAGCAGAAAAACGCAGACAGGCAATTATTGAACTTGGATTCACAGAGCAAGAGGCGGACACCCTTCTTGGGCCTCGTCAAAGTCCACAGAAATCTGGAATGGGAAGTCGTAGTAACGCCAAGGCCAAGCCATCGTTCACGCTTACTCCAGCAAATTTGTTCGTCAAACGCGAAACGCCACGGACAAAGGGACCGGTCCCAGAATTAAATGGATGGTCGGATAGAGAATTGTCCGAAGCCCTATCCATGTACGATATTCGCGCACCTCGTGAATGGGACAAGGAACGCGGTTCGTTTATTCCTTTGTGGTTCCCTTCAAAAGAGTCATTGGTTCGCGAGTTCGACAGCCGCGGATACAACGTGTACCTTGGCACATCTAACTCAAGACGCTATAACGACTTGGTTTATTCTGTCCCAGCAAAAGATAATGCAACTCCAGAAGAAATGCGTAGGAGAATATGGAAGCCATCAGGATTGCTTACACAGGCAATACGTAATGGCGAAGAAGAGACCGGGCAAGTTTTCCCATTAAAGTCGAAAATTAGAAACTGGGAGTTTGCGGCACAAGTGGCAGATATGACCGATGCCGAAGTTCGCTCTTTGGACGTTGAGTTTGATAACGAACGCGCTAATAAATTGACTGACGCGCGAACAGGCCTAATATCTAAGGAACAATTCAATAAGTGGTACGAGCAAGAATTAACCCCCCTTAGACGCGTTCTTTCCGCTGAAATGACACGTCGTTCATTAAGGAATGCCGTAGATGGTAAACAGAAAATAGAATCTGTTTTTGGCACTGGATTGACTCCAAAAGAGTACGCATTCCTATCAAAGGACCCATTGCTATTTACTCGCGCTGCGGGAATGATGTCACGTAGTGGCGGTTCAATAATTGACAAGATGGTTAAGTCTGGAGAAATATCCCAAGATGATATTGATTTCATGCAGCAATATCATGAATTGAGAGACAGGCTTAATTTTGAATTAATTGACGAATTGACTAATTTATTTGGAGCCCATCCAGATGACGTCGATTGGGACTCGCTTGATTCTGATACTAAGTCAAAGTCGCTAGATATCCACAACAAGTGGATGAGGAAATATTCTGCGTCGTTATCTCAATTGGGTGAAGGTGAGAAGAAAAATCGCAACGAACTTGCACGTATGGGTTTTGACGATGGAGAAATTGATGACATCATGGCCGGAAGCATGTCTTCTGGAACATCTGTTGGTCAATTGATGCAGGACGAATACGACGAAGGCGCAACTCTTAAGGATATTGCCAATAATTGGGATATGACTGTCGAGCAAGTACAGAAGGCCATGAATAATTGGGCCTCTGGTGGCATGTCGTCCAAGCGTAAGTCAAACAGAAAAATAACGCCAAAGTGGTCCGAAGAAGATAGGCGTGCATTTAGCGAACAAAAACTTCGTTCCAAGAAAGTGCCGAAGAAGAAAAAGAATGGTCCAGCGGCGAATGAATGGACCGAGCGTCGCGCTGGAAGGGAAATTAAGTCAACAACGCGCGCAAGTGATTCTCCGTATGGCAATGCTGCAAGAACTGCATCGTATTACGAGTCTCTCGCTAATCAATATTTTTCAGGAATTGCCGAATATGTTGGCGAAGACACCAGAATTACAAATGGCAATTACAACCCAAATATACCCACACTGGATGAGCCATTCTCGACAATTAGAACATCTCCGGTTAGTGCACTTAAGGATGGGGATTTTCTTCCCGATGGTTTTGATTCCCCGGATATGTGGTCAACCCCCACCAATCCCCGTTACAAAATTGTCTATTTGAGCAAGAACAAAGATGGTCAGATTGTATTTGGTGCTCGCGATTTACAAAATGGTGAATTGCTCGTCAAAAAAATGGGAGCAAATGAAGTTCTGCCAAATGTCATGCGCCAATCTGTCAATAAACGATTTGGCGGAATGTCTAGTTCTAGAAAAGTTGGAGATGTAAAACTTCATGCCAAGTTAGCGGACCAATTCAAATTAGAACAATTTGATGAAATTGAGAAAGACCTAAATAGTCTTCTTGAAGAAATTCGCTCAATTGACGAACAACTTAATATTCTTTTCAAAAATACCCAACGCCGATACGATGCTGGCCTGGAAGGTCCGTCAGACTATGACGAAAAACGCTATGGCGACCTAGAGGATATGCGTTCAAGCCTGGAAGACACGGTCGGCGAATATGTGAAATTTGCCGAATTCGTTGCGCAAGAAAATATTATGCGTCGTCGCAATAAGGCTGCAGTAAAACTTGCAAAAGAAAAAGTTCAAAATGCACTAAAAAAACAGGAGTCTCCAAGCGGTAATCCATTTGAGATGAATGACATTGATACTCGTAGGCTTTTTGAACTTGGAGTGACGGAAGCAGACGTTGCTGACATATTGGATTCATTTGACATTGATGACCGAGAGATGGAAAGAGTATTTACCGCTGGTCGACCACCATTTACTGGGACAAAATTTGCTAAGCAAATTTCCAGCATTATAAATAGTCGCTCTTCACTAGAAGGTCCTGAATTTGAAGAATTTGACCCAGAAGACGAAGACGAACAAAGAGAGATTTCAAAACTTGCAAGAAGAATGATTAATTCTGCGGCAGACGATTCTGCTCGTCGTTCCAAAATCACCGACCGCTCAAAGACGATGATTGATGTTGGCGTATCCTCTTCGTCTTCTGGCGGCATGTCAAGCAAGACACCAATGGGTAAAGGGCTTGGCACCAGTAAGGTCCTCTACCCAACGCGACCAAATAAATTTATCGCAAAAGATGTTTCGTTTGTATTTTACGATGCCAATCGCGAAGAGTTGTCTGTTGGCTACAAAGATAAAAAGAAATATGTTTTTGGTGGCATTACTCCAGAAATGGTCAACGACATTGAGAATGGCAAAAATTCACTAATCGCTTCACTCAATGCCGTCAAGAAAGATGCGCGCTACACAATCAACCCAGATGGCACGGTCATGGGCTCGCCCCCGAATACCCTCAAGTTACTGAATCGCGACAAGGACAGACTTGAGTTAATTGGCGATGACCTCGAAGTCGTTGAGTCTGTTATTGACGGCCTAAAGAATGGCCAAAACGATATGACGCGCAAAATGCGCAGCGATAGAAGGAATCAAGCCATGTCAATGGCGTCCGGATTGGCTAAAAATAACGAATACGCAATGGCTTTCAATATCATGGATGCACTTGACGAGATAGATACGCGCACCAATGGCGCTGGGTATATGCCCAATGGGATGCGCTCGTACGCGGCAACGACACATCTGAGAGTCCAAGTTGGTCTATCACAGGATGAAGTTGGCGAAATCCGTGATGAAATACGCGCAATAATGCGTAAACATAACGGGAATTTCTTTATCAAGGATGGCCTATCTAAGTACGACGGCAATCTTGCTGCTGCACAAAAGAAAGAAGGACGTGCTCAACTAGTACTCCTTTTGCCCGAATACAACGCCATCATGAATTCCTATGAAGAATTAGCGAAAATTGACCCAGAATGGGCTTCTGTTATTGGGCCACACCCAATAGAACTTGCTGGCATTAGTAATGACGGGCGATTTGACACAGAGAAATTCAAGGAGACTGGAGATTTTGCCGGGAAACTCATTAATAATGGAGCACCAAGTGGAATCACTGTTGCCGAGCAGCGCGAATTGATTAATTGGGCAAGACGCCAGCCCGGTTTTAGAATTGTTCAAAGCATTGCCTCTTCATATGATGAAAAGAATGGCGCACTTACTGCGAACCAATGGCGCACACTCCGTTCGCTTTATAGCAACTATGGCAAGAATCAATACAATAGAGGCGGCTTAGAATCTAGAAGAAACTCTGTTGGCATGCGTTCAACTAGCAGCACCGATGGCCCTGTGCCCATGAATGCGGTTTCCGGAAATACCATGGGGAATTTTGTTCCGTATGGCGGACCAACCGAAGGCGGCTCACGCAACGCCGAAGTTATTCCCAATGTAGACATCAAAGGTAAGTCAATAGAACAAGTCGTCCCAGAAGGACTCAGCGATGAAGAAGCATTGGCACTCATAGAGAGCATCGGTGCATATCACCCCAAGGCGAACCCTGATGGAATCAAGGGACGAGAGTATGTCGAGCGTAGAACGCGCTTGCTGGATTCAATCGCAGAAACGCGAAGAATTACCGAACGACGAGCAGCACTTGAGCGCGCTCAGCAAAGTGGCCAAATAGGCGACGACGTCAACCTGCCAAGTCATTTAGAGTTTTGGCCATTGGTTTCAGAAGACACTAAGTCCAAGTTGAATACGGCTGCGCAAAACAAATATGGCGCTCAATTCATAGACCTAGAACCATACCAAATGGAAGATGTATTGGTTTTTGAAACAGGCGCATCTGGCTACTACTCCGCTGGGACTTTTAAGCAAATTAAAAAGCGACCAAACGCCATTGATATGGAGGACTGGGAACGCTTGCTCCTTCCAGTTCATCAGCGTGTCAGCGAAATAGATGAAGAAGAAAAAATAAAGCGCGAGGCTGCTCGACTTGAAGCCGATAATAGTCCATCGCTCGAAGACATGTTAGACGACCCCAATATTGCCCCAGAACGCAAAGCCCGAATTGAAGGCATCCTTGCAATGCGGCGCGAGTCGGAGCGAAAGTGGAAAGAGTCTGCACAAACCTCTTCGGCAAAACGCAGAAGTGCTGCAAAGAAGGAAATAAAACTTCAAAAATATGAAACCATTGATGATGTTGGGCGAGACTCAGTTAAAAATATTGAGACAATGGCCAAGGCTAAGTATGGGTCTAAGTTTGATTCCCTCACTCCCGTACAACAAAAAGATGTACTTGACTCTTACGCCAAGGAAAGATTTGGCGTTGAGCATTACAGGAACATTGAACAGTCAGTCCAGAAGGCGCAGTCAATGGCCGAACGTTTCTCTCAACAAGAAAGAATTGACGGAGAACACCTAGCGGCATGGGATTCAATTACTGATTTCTTCAACTCATCAGAGCAACCTTCATTCACTGGCGAAAAAATAGATTCTTTACGTGAACTACTAGACAATTATCCAATTGAAAATGAAAATTCAACCGATGCCGAATTATTGTTGAGCAATAAGATTGAAGATATTTCTTCACTTATTGACGAAATGGAAATGTCTTATGATGACGAAAACATAACCATACCTACTGGCCGTACCGGTGGAATGGCTTCAAGCAAAAAATTCACTCCTCGTGGAGTGGAGGTTGAGCGAGATGAATCATCTTCACGTATTGGTGGCATGTCATCTCTATTTAACAGAAATAAGCCAGACAAAACAGAAACAGATACTGGCACGGTGAAGGCTCCAGATAAGCCTTCAAAGCCAGAACGCAAGAAGCCAATTGTTACAGATGGATGGAAAAAAGTTGGTGGCCAAGGTGGCTCCAATCCGGGCGGGTTCTTCGAAGACGAGAATGGCGTTCGTCATTACGTAAAGACGCCGCCAAGTCTTTCTCATATTGAAAGTGAAGTGCTTGCGGCTGAATTATACAAACTGCTTGGTCTTGGGGTTCCACAAATTTCTCAGGGTTCATTTCAGGGCAAGCCTGTCGTCGTATCGACACTTATTAGTGAACCAAGCAGGCCAATCACTGGAGCCATGGGCGATGGTAGCAAGCAATGGCAGGCGAAAGTTATTGAAGGGTT